ACAGCAGAAGATCGAGGCTGATGCCTTCGCCCTTGATCGTCACAGCGTTCATCACGTCACCCGAGCGTTTCGAAAATGGAAATCAGCGCCGCGATCAATGCGCCGCCATCATAATCCGTCTGGACCTTGTGCAGGCTCACCGAATATTGAACCGTAAAGCCCACGCCATTGCGCATCAGCTCATCATGACGTTCACTCAGGCTGGTGATGGCATAGGTGCCAAGCCGCTTGCCATCGCCGCGCATCACCGGAAACCGCGCCCCGGTGCGGCGCATTTCGTCAAGCACATCGAATTCGGCCAGCCCTCCGGTCTTAAATGGCAGAAGCTGGCCGATGATGGACAAATCATCATCGCCCTCGCCCATGAATTCCGATGGCTGCAGTCCCCCCATCACCGCCTTGCTGACAAGATCGGCTGTGGCCCGGCGATCAAACTTGTCGGCGTTGAACGGCCGCGTGTCCATCACCACGGCACCCAGAACATAGAGGCTCATGCGACACTCCATTCCTTGTCAAACTGCCCGCCTGACAGTGCGTCACCGGCAATCTTGCCAAGCGCCTCGTTGACAGCTTGCGCAATTGCCTGCGGATCCATGCCGGGTTGTGCAATCACCTGGATGGTGACACCGCCCAGATGCACAGACTTGTTGCCGGCGGCAGATGCCGCACCACTGCGCCCGCCCATCATCGAGGCGGTTCGGTCTGCATCATGGACAAAGCCAGAGCTTGAAGGTGTGAACAATTCTGCCCCGTCTTCACCGACAAGGTAAGTCTTTCCGGCTGCTGCCGGGCCACCTCTTGCACGCGCGCCAGCGATGGGAACTGATGTGAGCGGGGCCGACGATCCCGGCAGGTTGCGAAGCGCGCTTGAAAGGCTTTGCGTCTTGGCAAGCGCTCGGTCGATATCGGTCGTGTCGATCTCCGGTTTCGCTGTGAGTGACAGAAGTTCGTTGATCTCCTGTCCCACCGATTCGGCCTTCGCGGTCGCTTCGCTTCCTTCCTCTTCGATCCGTCCCGCGAGGCTGGGAATTGTCGAGCGCAGCTCATCGAGATAGGCACCGGAGGAGAACTTGTCCGGTCCCGCATCGGCCTTGCCGCCGTCCAGGCCAAGCAACTCCTGCAACTTCTCGCGGGCCCGCTTCTGGTTTTCCACTTCCCCCTCGAACGTGTCAGCCGTCGGGGCGTCCAGCAACGAGGGAAGTGAGCCGATCATTCCACCCAGACCCAGCCCTTTCACCCATTTTGCAATTCCGGCAAAGAAGCCCGCACCGGCCGCTCCGGTGGCAGCACCTGCAGCCCCGCCTGTCACCACCTTTGTTGCCCCGCCTCCGCTAAGCGCACCCAGAATACGGGCGATCCCTTTCGCTCCACCAATCAAGGCAGTGACACCGGTCAAGAACGCCACGGCCCGGCCAAGCGCCATGACAGATCCGGCGATCATCGAAAACCCGACGCTGGCGAGAGCAAGACCCAGGCCATACCCGGCCAATTGCCCAAGCATCGGAAACGCGTCACTGAAGGACCGAAGGTTTTCGCCCATGCTCTGAAATTGCGCAAAAATCTGCGAGAGCCCGTTTACATCCTGCTCAAATGTCGCAATGTCTCCGAAAATCGCCGACCAGCCATCGGAGAACAATTGCGAAAGCCCGTCTCCCTCAAGCCCGAGGCCGGACATGAATCCGTGGATGCCCTCCTTCATCTTGTCGAACACGGTCACACGCTGATCCAGTGTGAGCAATGTCTCAGCAAGCTTCGACGCGAAGCTGTTCATGCTTGGCAGAGCAAGCTGTCCAAAGCCGACACCGATTGCGGACAGATTGTTCTTGAGCAGCTTCAGTGTATTTGACGTACGCTTGCTGGCGATCTCGTATTCGCGGGCAGATGACCCCGCATAGCTCACCTCATCGGCAACCAGACCAAGCACACGCCGGAGTTCATCGGTATTGCCAATCAGCGCCGGCAGCGCGCGGGCCTCTGCACCGAACAACGCAAGGGATATTGCGCCCTGCTCTTCCTTGGGCAGCTTGTTGATGGCGTCGAGCACACCAAGCGTGGTGCCGACCGCATCCTTCTGCATGTTCCTTGCCAGCTTCTTTGCGTCGAAACCAAGCTTCTTCATGGCCTTTCGCTGGCCAGAAGTTGCACCTGTACCCGCAGACAGCGTCCCAGCCATTTTCCGGAAGCTCGTTTCAGCAACCTCCGCCTCAAAGTTGGCTGAAATCATCGCCGCTCCAAAAGCGAGCGTTTCCTGTGCAGCAAAACCTGCCTGCTTGCCTGCCGACAGCCCCCGGCTGAAGCGCAGGATCTTGGGGGCGTTTGCCGCTGTATTGTTTCCGAGGTGGTTGATCGCATCAGCCACAAGCCCGGTTTCCTTGATGGTCAATCCGAGCGCCGCCCGGATACCGGCTAGCGACTCGCCCGTGCTCCCCGCCGCAATATCCCAGGCCGTCGACACCTTGGCCGTCATCTCGGTGAATGTCAGAAGCTGGTCATAGGGGATGTTCGCCTGACCCGCAGCTGCCGTGATGTCGGCAATCTCGGTCGAGAGCAGCGGAATGCGCTTCGACAGATCCAGAATATCGCGGCTCATCGTCTGAAACTGAGTGTCAGACTTGAAGTCCACGACCTTCTTGATGTCGCTCATCTTGTCTTCGAAAGACAGCGCCGCGCCGATCGTGCCGGAGATGCCTTCCCGCACGCCGACATAAGCTGCCGCCATGCCGACAAGCCCACGGATTGACGCCCCTATTGGGGCCCCCATGGCTCGCTGGGATCGACCGAAGGAGGACGCCTGATTCCGCATCCGCGACAATGCGCCGGACACACCCCGGGCGGGACCGGTGACCCCGTCCTTGAGTGCGATCCGCAGGGTTGAGCTAAGCGTTGCCATGGGTGCGCCTTGTTACGGAATGAATTGCTGCACGCCACAGAAGCGCCTCGGCTTCAGAAAAGCCGGTGACCACATTGAGTGGCGTGCTGCATTTCATGGAAATCAGGACTGCGAGGTCTCGCCAGCCCCGGCTTCGCCGTTTCCCACGATGAAGGGCTGGAGAAGACGATCACATTTGCGGTAGTCGGCGAGGCTCATCTGAGCGAGTTCGATAGTGGAGACCCCAGCCATCCGCGCCATCAGAAACGCGGTGATCTTGTGCTGACCATTTGCGCCTTCCTGTTCTTCAGCAGCGATCAGGTCACCAAGCGTGGGCTCATTGAACGTCAGGGTCTTTACATCGTCTGCACCCACACGGATCGGGCGGGACAGATCAATCTTGATTGGATTTGCGCTCATGTCATTTCCTCAATTTGAAACGGAAACGGGCGCCCGCGACAGGCACCCGCATGATTATGGTCCAGATGAGACGGTCGGCGCTTACGCCCCGAGCGCCAGCCGGTCGTCGGCGAACAGATCCTCACCGTTGCGGCGAATGACACGCTCCCAGAAATCGATGTACCAAAGCTCCTTGCCATCGAGCAGGAACTCGAAATGGACAACTTCCTTGAAGGCGTGGGTACAGCCCTGGAACTCGCCGGGATCGCTTTCGTCGGGTTCCCATTCCGTCACCGCACCCTCAATGAGGCCGCGCGCCGGGACCGCCTTGTTGGTCTTCTTGTCGCGATAGGAGCCGGCAAAGGTCCACTTGTCGCGCACCCCCATTCCGCCGAAGATGTCGGTGTCGATGCCCTTGACCGAGAACGCTGGCTCAAGCGCCTCGATGCGCGGCAGAACGAAGTCACCGCCCATCACCCCGCCTCCGGGATTATGCCCCGCCGTCATGAATTTGATCGGCGGAATGGTGAGTTTCTCGATGGTGATGGCCCGGCTTGAGCCGGCCACCTCGGCGCGGCGCACATCAACCGCGGTCAGCATGTAAAGGTTTTGCATGTCGGTATCCTTGAGTTGCAGCAGTTCCAGGAAAAATGAAAACCGGCTTTCCGTTCGAACTTGTGTGAAATGACGTGAAGCGCCGGGGTTCAGGCAGCCGCGTTAAGCCGGGCGATGATCTGCTCGACCAACCCTTCGACGGCGGGGCGGTAACGCCGGATTTCGTGATTGGCGAGTTTGAACACCGGTGCCGGCTCGATGCCGATATCCAGCCCAAGCGTGCCCAACCGGATGTTTTCCGGGGAGTTCTTGGACGCCTTGAACATCTGGTTGGCAGGGGTGTAACCAAGGATGTCGTTGGCCGCTTTGTGATCGCGCAGCATAAAGGCGATGGAATTGATCCATGCCTCGACACTGTCGGCCGAGATCTTGCCACCCAGGAACGCCCGCGTGATCTGCATGATCTTGACCACCAGATAGTCCGTGCCGCGGACCTGGTGGAACTGCTCCCAGAGTTCGCCGGTCTGGGCGTTGTCGGTGCCAATAAAGACGAAGCCGCCATCGCTCACCGAACCGTCCACGCCGACTTCGCCCTCGGCCACGATCGATACATTGGCAGCCAGCATCTGCTGACCTTCGGTGGACCCGTCGAGCAGCGAAAACGGGATCTTGCGGGAAAGGCCTGCGAGACCGTAGAGCGGCCTGTTGGCAATCGGGTTGAACGGTTTGCCCAGGTTCTCGTTGTCGACGCGGACCATCAAGCCGCCGACACGCGGTGCCATCGGTCGGGTGACAAGGCTCTCCCCCTCATAGACGCGCGCCGCAACCCCGATCGGGATCAGCCGTTCACTCGACATGGTTTCGCGGGCATCGATCGCGTTGGCCGCCGACACGTCGTCGACATCCACCGGCGCGACCGCCAGAATTTTGCCGAGATTGGCCTGCAGTGCCGCGATCACCGGGTTGACGGTGTCGAGATCGGCGCGCCAGGCGGTGCGACCGGCAAGCACGATGCGCGGTGTGGCATTGACCGCCGAGGGGATCGTGGCGATGCCGTTGATGATGGCTGCGATAGCCGCTGCAGTTGCAGCAGTGTCCACCCCTTCGGCCACACGCACGACAGTGACATCCGCGCCGGAATTGAGCCCTGTCAACTGATCGTTGACGCCCTTGACCATATCCGCCAGCAGACCGGTGCCAAGGGCTGCTACAAAGTCAGGGTCAGATGAAGACCCGCGGACAGCGGTATCTACCGGGAACTCACCAGCTGAAGCATCTGCCGAGGTTTCGATAGCGAGGATCTTCGAAAAATCCGCGCCAATGACGGGAACCGGCTCATCCGCCGGGCGCGAGAATTGCATCCCAAAGATAGGTGCAGTCATGGTATCTCTCCATTCATGAAACAGCCGCGCCACCGGCCGGTTTTTGGCAACAAAAAACCCGCTCTGAGGCGGGTCTTGATTTCAGTGTCTAGCGCTTCAGCGGTATCGCCAGAGCGCGACCGCCAGGAACATGGCCAGCCGCTTGGTGGCACCAACCTTGTCAGCTTTCAACGCCTCGTGAAAAACGGCTGCGCTTTCAACCTGCGACCAGACATCCATAAGCATGTGATCATGCAGCGCCGCCGCTTTCAGGAAGCGGCGATCGTTCGGGTTGAACGCCCACCGCAACAAGCCGGGCACCGAGACATCGAACTGAAAACCGGCACGCACGATGTAGGTCAGGTCGGACCCTTCCCGCCCGATATCCCACCGAAGATCGGCGTCAGTCAGATAGTCACCGCCGCCGAGTTCGACAACGGGGAGCGCGTCAGTGTAGGCCGACATGGTTATGCCGGAACGCCGAGAAGAATATCGGACACCTCCGGTTCAGTAAGGATGCCTATCGAGACGAGGTAGCCGAGCGCGGCGATGGTGTCGGGGTCGTCGACGCTGACCGCAACCAGAGTTGGATCGTTGAAGATGTCCCACCAGTCGGCAAGGATCGCGGCCTTCATCAGATCATCAGGATCGACACCCTCGTAAGACACGGCCGCCCGGATCGCCAAGCGGGCTGGCTGGCCAAGCGCAAGCTTGAACCGGATCGGCGTCATAGACTTGACGTAATTGACCACCGGTACCGCCGCAGGGTTTGCTGCCGGGGCAGGCGGGGTTGTGGTCCAGCCATCCGGTATCGCGCGCTCGTCGGCAAAGTTGCCTTCCGCGATCACCTTGCCGCCACTCAGCTTATAGGCTTTCATGGTCAATACTCCAAGATTGCGATACCCGGCATACACGTACCGGGGGGGGTGGGAACAGTTACGGTCAACGTCTCGCCGGGAACGACGGTGACCCTTTGGCGGTATAGCATTTCACCGCCACCTCCAGATGTCATCCCGGAGGTAGTGTTACCCGTTCCAAAACCACTGCCGTTCCAGTAAGACGATTGGTAGCTTGTGGAAGGCGTGTGCCCACCCGGATTGGCCGTCTTCTGGCTGGTGACGTCTTGGCCGGGGAAGATTATAGACCCTAGCCCCGCCGCCCCAATGGTAGTTTTGGCGTCTTCTGTAAGCTCACCTACGAGCTGTCGTGACCCGCCAAATTTAGCCGTGTAAACCATACTCCCCCCCTCTCCGCCGTTTGCGTAGAAGGTGCCAAAACCACCGGATACGATAGTATCCTTACCGTCCGAGATGTCGGTGTGCAGTGCGATAAGCTCTACTGCGCTTGTCGAAGCAGGGTCGGTCCCGCCGACAATATACCCGGAGGGGGTCAAGTGCCCTGCTACGCTAGACGTCAACTCGTCGCTCCCCAGTCCTGTGCCCCCCTTGGCGGTTATTTGCCCGCTTTGGTCAAAAGCATGAAGGAGCGTACCCGCTGTACCTAGCCAAAACCCAAGCTCCGGGCGGTACCATATGTCAGTTAACGTCCCATTTGGGGAAGTGAGCTCAGCTACTAACGTCCCATCGGGTTGGTAAAATACTGTACTGGAAGGGTTAGCTGTATCAGTCAGGGTTATACCGCCGAACACTATTACGGACCCGTCACTGTTGCAGGATAGTCCGTTAAATCGGGCTCTCCCATCGGCAAGGCCAGACGAATCACTATTCGCCCCGGTAGTAGGAACCTCAAACGCCAACGTCCAAGTCGCACCAAAATCGACGGACTTAAAAATGGAAAACCCGTAAGGGGCCGCGTTGGCGTACATCGCGATGTACATAACGGTCCGGTCATCCGAGAAGCAAAGCCCACAAAAATTGTTGGCAGAGGACATTGAGCCGCCCGTGATGGAGCATTCGGACCAAGTCACCCCCCCGTCAGTCGTGTAACGGGTAAGGGCGTTGCGGATAGCGTCCGTGGTGCCCACTATCGCATCCGCGCTAATAATTACGCCCTTGTCATTATACATATCCACGCCGCAGCCAGTCGCAGCAGCAGTAACAAGTCCTGTATTGTAGTCATTGACCGTGTCGGTAGTCGCCAACCCATCCGCTCGTGAGATGTAACCGTCCGCCAGATAAAAATAAATCTTGCCGGTCACGGGGTCTTCAACCATCCGCCTTCCTGAGAAATACGTGGTCAGAGTTGTATTTCGGCTGTTCCTCGGTCCGTGGCTATACTCAAGGGTTTCGGTATTAAAGCTGCCAAAGATGTACCCCCCGTTAAAGGTATTGTCGTAGACAAGGTTGCGGAGCAGTGCGTACTCTTTGTTTGCCCCTACGTAGATAATTGGGTGAGGACCAATCTTCTTAACCTGCGACGTACCATTGCCAGCGTCAAACTCGTAGTTGTAAATTATCTTATGGCCACTCTCTAGGTTGCTACCTGCCCCCTTTCCCACATCAGTATATCTACACTCGCTAGACCGGAGCATAATCACACCGTTGGTCCCAGTATTGTCGTACAGGCAGATCCTACCGCTGGAGGTAACAGCCACGGAGGCGGATAGAGCCGCGCCGAACCCGCCCCCACCTATCAGGGTTAGATACACCTCCTCGACGCCAGCGGGGACGACAAAAGGATCACTTGCAGTAAAAGAGACGGTGTTTTGCTTGGAAACATACCCAGCGCCAGCACCAGCACTGGCCGTGCCGCTAGCGAGAAAAGACGTGAGAGTTGTCATGGTTGCGGTCTCCGCTATTCGTTAAATTGTGAGGTAGCCATTGAGCCGAAGCGACCAAACCCCGTCATCCAAAATGACGTCCAGGGCGAGGTCGGTCATGTTCAGCAAAATGTCGGTTTCACCAGAGATTGTGGTTGCAGCGCCGGACGGGTTCGGCACAAGGCTAGCTAAGCCCCCCTTCGGAATGACCGTGAAGTTCGTTCCATTCGGCGCGTCCTGCGGCATAGTGATGTCAAAAGCGCCGCCCATACTATCCGCAAAGATAATCTCCCCAGCCGCCGCTGTGTGCGCCGCCGTAACCGACACGACAGGACGGAGAGAGAAGTATGAAACCGCGTTTAAGTTGGTGCGGAGCGTCGTGATTTCGGTCTTTTCTTCCGGCGTCACGAAAACGCGGGTTCCGCTTTCGTTGACATTCCCCGCCGGAACCCCGCCAGCCAGAAGGCTGTCAATCGCAACTTGCGCGGCGGCGAGGTCTTCATTCAGCGAGACAAGTGCGGCCTCCATATCGATGTTGAGTTGGTCTAGCGCGGCTTGAGTTTCCACAATCAGCGGGTTGATCGCCTCATTAAGACGGTCAACCCCGAAGTTCTGCAATTCGGCTTGAAGCGTGGCAATGCCGTCGCCGATATCCTCCAGCGCCAAGAGGCGGGCGTGTAGGTCCGCACCGAACAGATTGAAGGTCGCCCGGTTAAGGATGGCCCGGGTCGGCGCGGGGTCGAACTGATAGCCGTTAGCGGCTGATGGCTGACCGGATGGCATCTGCACCCTCCTGTTCGACTATCTTATTGATGACCCCGCCCCGCGCTTTGATCTTGTCGCGGGGTAGGTATTTGAAGAAACCGACTTGCACGGGCCGAGATACTTGAAGATCGTATTCAAGCTCTGGATCGTATGCGGGCGATGGTGTTGGTGCTTTTGCCATGTCAGATTTCCTTAGAATGCGTTCAGCTGGACGTCCTGACCGAACGGCACATTGATGTTTGAGTTCGTTGTGCTTTCGATCCGCACCCGCGCTGATGGCGTATCCGTCGGCAACGTAAAGTTGGCGATGAACTTTGTCC